ACAATCTATTAAAAAAAATTATAAAAAAATACTACTAAAGTAGTAAATACTAAGGAGAACAATTATGAAGTCTATTACCAACACAAGTCTACAGAGCTGGAGCTTGCCACTGAGAACCCCCAAAGGGGTCCAGGATTTTTATCTAACCCCCAAACAGACAATAAAGGTCCCTGCTTCATACATTACTGATCACGTTATAAGGTTCCAATTACGGAATCTAATAGCAATTAGAGACGCATAACAGGAGATTATTTAAAATGCCGAATTTCGTAAGTCCAGGTGTATATGTTATAGAGAAAGATATCTCTGATTACCCACCAACCCTAAACTCNTCTGTTGTGGGTATTGTAGGGTTCGCTTCNAGAGGTCCAATTGCTGGACTTAATCAGAGAAAAGCCGAGTTAATTACTTCACAACAGGGTCTTATTGACACCTTTGGAGAGCCTTCAGAAGACCTTAAGGGTCAAGCTCTTGAAGGTGCATTGGAGATTTTAGAATCTACAAACTCTCTGCGCTTTATTCGCTGCGCTGATACCGCTGTAGCTGTAGAGGCTTCCGCTGCTGTACAACTGGGAGCATGTCCCGCATTTAAGGTAAGTGGTACGCACAGTGGTCCCATTAAATATAGGCCAACTGATATTGGAATGTCCGCTATCGGAAGTGCTGACCTTGGTACTTCAGGTATTAGATTTATTGTTACTACATACGATAATGCTAGATCAAAAATAGTAGATGCTAAAACTTATACTATTCCGTCTGGGACAATCACAGCCTCTGCTTCTGAGGGGGCAACCACTATTCAAGCTTTGAAGAAAGTTATTGGAGGAAGTTTAGACGCTGATAGATTTGGAGCCTTTGCGGACGGAAATACGGGTGATGCTTCTTCTTTCCTTGTAGGTGCCGCAGCAGGAAGTTTAGCAACAGTAGACTGCCAGATGCAAATTCTATCTTCAACAGGGGGGGATTGGCTTGATGTTCAGGGGATTTCACCGTTAGATTATCTAGGAGCATCGGGAACCGCCACAGCAGATGGTGTAGCTTCGGGGACTATTATGAATACAAGTTCTGTTTCCTACCTTGTTAAAAGTATATGGCCTGGAGCAGGATACAACGCTGGGACCAAGGCAGACGGAACTACTAGTGGAGTATCCTTTGAGGTTGATGTTAACGGGGCTGATAACGCTATTGAACAGGTTAATAACTTGGGTGTTGTCGCTGAAAACTTTAAATCAGGAATGTTATCCTCTTCATTCTTAGAGACAAATATTGGTAATAGCTATGATGCCAGAACATCAGACTATATAACTGCAAATTTTGCGACTGGTACATATGATGATACCGTAGCAGTTACATCATTAACTTCCTTTGAGAAGCCTCTAGCCAGTTTAGTGGGTGGAACTATTACAGGGACCAATGGCACCATAGCCACCACCACCACCGTTAACCCAAGATTTGTTAAACTTGTTCAAGGTACTTATAATCTTGCAGGGGGAAATAATGGAGTCCCAACCACTCCTGCTTTGACAGCAACTGCTATTATTGGACAAGTTAAAGCGGACGGCGGTAAGACAGGAATGGAAGCGTTGGACGACCCAGTTCTTAATATTTCCCTTGCTATAGCTCCAGGACCTGGAGTAGGAGACAACCAAACTATCCAGAATGGATTAGTTACCGTCGCAGAAAGAACTACAGATTTCCTTGCACTCTTATCCCCACCATTTGCGGTGGGAAAACCAGGAGATGCTATTGACTGGAGTAATGGTTTTGCTACAACAAGGACAGCAGCTATTAATAGCTCTTACGCTTCGCTGTACTGGCCTTGGGTTAAGGTCTTCCAAGTCTTTGACAAGAAGGACCGTTGGCTTGCCCCTGAGATCTATGGAGCCCGTCAGATAGGTGTTACAGATGCTGTGGCAGACCCGTGGTTTGCACCTGCTGGCTTTGTTCGTGGACGCTTGACCAAGCCTACGGATGTGGAAGTTGTCCTCAACCAAGGGGATAGAGACTCAATGTACTCAGGTGGTAACTGCCTGAATCCCATCGTTAACTTCCCCCAGAATGGTATCGCTATCTTCGGACAACGTACTACGCAGAGACAACCCACTGCACTTGATAGAATCAATGTTCGTAGAATGATGATTTATATTAAGAAGCAGATTCTTGCCTCTACTCAAAGATTAGTATTTGAGCCTAATGATAAATTTACTTGGGAAAGAGTAGAGGGTATTCTAAACCCAATGTTAGATGATATCTCTCGAAGAAGAGGCATTACAGAGTTCAGAGTAGTTTGTGATGAGACTACTAATACACCTGTTAGAGTTGACAGAAACGAAATGTGGACTAAGGTTTTAATTAAGCCAACCAAGACCGCAGAAATGGTAGTTTTCGAGTTGAATCTAACTAATCAATCAGCACAACTAGGAAGTTTATAGGAGTAAATAAAAATGACAACAGAAAGAATAGTTGATAGTAAAAGAGGAATGAATGGGGTTACACTTCCTCTGATTTCTCAAGGTCTTGATTCAGTAAGAGCTTATCAATTCGAGATTCATTTCGAGATACCTACTACTGTCGCAGGGGTAGAGTCCAAATTCCTGACCTTGGCTGCAAAGCAAGTAACGCAGATAGGATTTGCTTCTGAGGATATTGAAGTACACAGGGTTAATGATAAGGTCTTCTATCCTGGAAAGTCCAGTCCTGAGGCTCTGACAGTGACCTTCGATAATCAGTATCAAAATAAAATATCAGAAACTCTTTGGAATTGGTATACGTCCATTTATGATCCTATGAATGGTACAATGCAGACCGCAGGTAACTTTAAGGCACCGAAGGCTACTATTATACACTTGGACCCTAAGGGTAAGCCTAAGTATGAGACTACTGTGTATGGGGTATACCCCAAATCATGGAAGACTGCTGAATTTAATTATGGGACTAATGAGTTCCATACTATTGAGGTGGAATTCCGTTACGACTTCATGGATCACGGCGATTCGAGTTCTAAATAGTTAAACATAGGTGAGAAAAATAAAAAGATAGTATCTGCCCAGCCTGGATTATTCTGGGCTGGGCTTTTTCTATAATAAGAATATCATGGACTATTATTACGCTTTATTAGATAATTATAAGTTACTTAGGCAGAGAAGGTTTAAACTCTCTTTGCGTGAGGAAGAGGCAGAGGGTATGTCCGAAGAGGATAAGATCCGAGCAGTTATAAGTACTGCTGGGGAGGCGAAGTTCGAAGCACCCGCCACATGGCCTGAGGGAAACATAAAGTTATATAAGTCTGACACGGGCTCCATTATGGCTACCGATAATGAAAAGGGAAGTACGGGTCAAGTGCAGTGGGCTGGTGTTGTTGATAAGTATGGAAAAAGAGGACAATCGGGATTTGCCAAAAAGTATTGGAGACTAATGTTTCCATCGGAAGCTAAGAAGTCTAAGCCCACCAGCAATACGGAGGATGAAGGTGGTGAAGGTGGTGAAGGTGGTGAAGGTGAAGGGGGTCAAGAGGTGTTGGAGGCTCCTGGACCTGCCGCCGCAGAGCGTGCAGCGGTAGTACTATCTAAGGCTTTGGAAGATGATAATCAACGGGCACTTGCAACTGCTGATAGCGCGCATCGAAAAATATCAGAACAGGATATAGACACAGAGCTTGAAAAAATGAGAGATCTGGCAGAGCTAACGGCAGAAGTTACTGATATAGATGAGCGAACCATAGTTGTGACTCTGGAAGGAGTTACAGAGTTCCTAAAATTAGGGATGGATATCCAAAATCACCCAGAAAAGGCTGCTAATGGAGACTATACACATGATATCAACAACCTAATACAAAAATATGATATTTCCGTTGATCAGTACGGATGTATTAGATTCGGAGGCACCGCAATAGGTGCATGTACCGCCTCAGAATCTCTAATACAAACTAAGATGAGAGATCATTTACTGGCAATTAGAACAACTATAGACTCGGATAGGGCGGAAAGAGGTATTGGGAGTGAGTCCATCGCGATACCTGAAATATCTATTGATGAAGAGGGTCCAGTTTATACCATGGCAGGAGAGGATCGTCGAGGAACAGCAGTAGAAAATTTAGATACTTATTCTCGTAGACTTGATGATTGTATAGAGGGTGCGGCGGAGAAGGAGGATTGGGGTTGTCTTGATGAATTTGGTGACGGGGTTTTGGAAGACTGGGAATCGGGGCTATGGTCTGCTGATGCCCTTCTTAGGTCTCTTGCTGTTGGCTATTTAGCTATGGATTCTGCTATCCTTACACAAGAAGGGGAAATACAGGCCGTTGCAATTTATAACTTTTTAATGGAGCGTTTGGTGGCCGAAGGAGCAAAGCCCGAAGATGCTGAAGCATTTCTTAAAAAGGCTGCGGGTATTGGTGATGACGGGAAGATAAAAACAGATGATAACGGTAATCCAGTAAATGCTGATAGATTAAAAGCCATTCTCG